CTTGTACAAGGATTTAGAATAATTTTAGAACGAGGAAATACAATAAAAATTGGATTTAAATGGTGGCATGGAGGTGCACATACACTTGCTACTCAGCTTGGATACCCGAGAACAGATATATATTATTCTACTGGAGATATTAAAGGACAAGACTATTCTACTCCTCATTATATGTTATGGCTTTATGCGGTTTCAGCGTTATGTTATCTCGATCCTAATTCTCCTAATGCTAAACTGTATGAGTATGTCTTAAAACAGACTGCTGAGTCATTTGTTACTAAATTTGTAGTATTTTATGGTGAATTTTGGAAGGCGGTAATTGGAGTTATGGCATCAGGACATCTTTGTACGGCTGATGGGAACTCTTGGAATGTGGCAGTATTATTTTGGTCATATGTTGCCAGTGTTCATGCGCGTAACCCGCTAGCCAAAATTCTTGTTCGTGATAGTAATGGCCGTATGAATGTTAATCCTAAATATTTTATAGCCTTCGTAATTTATGGGGATAATCAAATTCTTGCTTTATGTCGTTTAGTTTCAAGGTATCTTAGTTATACGCATTTTGTTAAGTTTTTAGGTGATTTTGGAATAATAGTTCAGGATATACAAGCTAATGTTCCTTTAATTTCAGTTCCTAATTCTTTAGGGGGTCTTAAAGTTGATGGGATCGTATTCCTAAAGCGTCGATTTATTGAGATTGACTGGGTAGGAAATAAATATGTTGTTCCATATAAGACTCTTAGTAGCATGATGGTTAAAATAGTATTTGGTAACTCTAAACGTTTAACAGATTTTGACTATCTCTTGGCACTAACTGGGTTAGCAATGGATACTATGGGTACAAATGTTCATACTTATAAGGTAATTCATTTTTTGTATATGTCAGTGTATACCCGAGTGAAACAATTAGGACTGTCACATTATTACTCCTATTTAAAAGCAGCAAAAAAAGATGAAGGTCATAATCTGCATAAATTATCAAAGAAGTCGGGTTTACCGGTGGAAATGTTTTTTAGTTTCCCTAGTATCGAATCACTCGTAGATAAGCACATATTTGAATCTTCTAAGTGCAAGTTTTCGAGAATTCCGGCGTACGAGGGAATGGTTTGGGAAGATTTATTTTCTCGAAAAAATGGTTGATCTAAAAGTTAAAAAAGAAATAAAAAAAAAATGTGGGGGGGGTTGAATAAGCATAATTCAAT